TATTGCTGTTACAAAGTCTAGTCCCCTAGACAAGAAGGTCTTTGTTGAGCAATTGGTATCAGCTATGGATATGAAGAAAAATACAGCCGAACAGTATGTTACTGAGTTCTTCAAGATAGCACATAGATATACTGGTAAGGAAGTAGATTATACCAATCTTGAATGGTTGAAGAACACTAAGAAAGTTATTGATTTTATTAAGAACTTGAAACGTCCAAATCGCACGGCATATGCTGACACGACAAGACGTAGTATGATAACAGCTCTAGGAGCGGTCACATCAGCATTAAGTCCAGATTTTGACGAGGCATCAAGTGAATACAAGCAGACCGCTCAAAAGATGACCAATGAGCTAAAAAAAACGAAATGAATAATTTGATGTCTGAAACTCAAAAGACAAAGGCTCTAACTTGGGACGAACTAAAGAATATGGATTCTTCTTTTACAGAAAGTAGAGGCTACGCATTGTATAGTGTTTTTACCAAAATTCCACCTAGAAGACCACAGGATTTTCGGTTAATCAAAATTGGCAAAGATAATGACGACAATTTCAATTACTTGGTGCTAAGCACCCCTGCGGACTTAGATTTTCCTCATTTTATTTTTAATCGCTATAAGACAGCGACAAAGAAAGGTTACGGAAAATACATTACAACAATACCAGATGATCTTGCACATGTTTTAAAAAAATATATAGATGATTATTCTCTCAAAGACGGTGATTTCCTCTTTTACAATAAAACTAAAGATCAACCATATGATAGCTCTACGTTCTCTTCAATGATTAGCGGTATCTTTCACGCTAGAACTGGTAAGAAAATGGACGTAAATAGTATCAGGCACGCCTATGCCACTCATATCCTAAGTGAAAAGATAAGTATGAATGAACTAGAAAAGATAGCAAAAGCAATGGGTACTAGTAGGAACGAATTAATGAACACGTACAATAAATTAGACTTGTAGTTTTTTTTGTTGACACGTAGTAAATGGATAAACTACGAGAACTCAGGCAGTATTCAAATCCAGAAGAAGTAATGAAGATCGGGAGAAAATACAACTTGGATATTATGCCTAGCACACGTAAGGATAAGAAATATATGATAAAGCCCAAAGGAGCTAGTCCTATACATTTCGGACAAATGGGGTACGACGATGCCACGAAACACAATGACCCAATCAGAATAAATAATTTCAAAACGAGAAACGCTAAATGGAAAAATGCTGAACCACTTACTCCAGCTTGGTTATCGTATCATATTCTATGGGCTTCGCCCCCGTAGGCTTTGGTAGGAATTAAGTCGCCAATTTTATTTGTATAATAAAATAAAATTGATATTTAAAGTTTTCTTTTATATATTACAATAAATGGACATAAATACTTTGGACATTATTGAGGAAGGTATGACCATTGAAGAAATACGTGCTAAGTACAATGAATATGCAAAGTTGTATCAACGAGTTCTTAGGAATGGTGAAAACGTAGCTGGTAAGGTTGGACGAAAGCCTGTTTCTGAAGAACACAAGAAGAAGGTGTACAAGGATTGGCTAGAAGCTAGGAAGGTCAAGAGAGCAGAGCAAGCGATCGCCGAAGGTCGTGAGTACAAACGAGGACGCCCTAAGAAGATTCCTACTACACAAACGACACAAGTTTAATGTGGTTGGAAAAATGTTTAATAAAAAAAATTGATTATTATTTAAAGAATTCAATCTTTAAATAAAATATGGACAAAGATAAAATAATGGGTGACAACGAACTACATTTTACCTATAAAAAGGGTATTATAGACGGGAAAGAGGTGGCTGTTCAAGACATGATGTTTCACAACGCAAAATTACAAAATCATACGTTTTATGTTGCGTGTGATAACACTGATTCCCCTAACGCAGGGAGTAAAATGTATGCTTCGTTTATTGATATTGACGATTGGTTAGAGGTTGAGAAAAGGTTGGCTGATGAAGATAAAAACTTTTACGAAATATTAACGGGTGAGATCGTTGAGATATACGACATTGACGGTGATTATACTAAAAAAGCTTTTTTGAACGATGACGGTAGTAAGAGAACGTATGATGATGTTTTGAATGATTTCATTGACGCTAGGCTTGATTTTCAAGATACTTTTTACAAAGATATACCTTTGGTTAGAAATCATTTCATTATCAAGAAAACAGATGACCCAAAAAATGCAGGAACTCCAAACGAAAAGTTTTCGTTACACGTTATTATTCGTAACAATATGAAATTTGAAAATACCGAAGCACTCCAAAAATTCACTAACAAATTCAAACGCTACTATACTCCCATTTATCCTAAAATAATAATTGACAAATCAATCTACAGTAAAAATCGTAATATGCGTATGTTAGGTCATTCCAAAGCATCAGACACAAGAAGACAATCATATAGATATCCAGAATTTTCAACTTTCAACGATATATGTGATAAAAAACTTTTCTACGCAAGTTATCTTGTCGGAACTGAGTCGTATTACCCTAACCTAGAGGATGATGATGAATTTGTTAATATCACTGACTTTACAGATAGACGAAAGGACTTCAAGTATGAAATGGACGGTGATAAAGGTGATCCAGAGATTGGTAACAAGAATTTTGACAGGCTTATGAAACTTATTTTAGAATCAATTGATAATGAAGAACTTAGTATATGTGACACTGAAATTCCAAATAAGTTAAATTACTGTGATTGGAAAAATCTAGTATTTACAGTATTCAATTGCCTAAAAGATGATAACACTTTGTGTAAAAATTGGTTTGTTAGGCTTTATCCGTATTATAGACATTCAGACCCGATGAAATTAGAGTCTGATTGGATGCACATGTCAAAATACATTGGTAAATACGATAAATTAACTCTCAAAACACTACATTATTTTGCTAGACAGAATCCTAAATATCAGTCTTGTTTTCAAGAAGAATATCAAGCACATACTGATTTCGTAGTATATTTGATATACCAGAAAGCAAAACGTGATGCTGAAAAAATCTTGTTAACCCCACACCCCGTTACTTACATTCACGAGTTTCCAAAATTGGTTCAGTTATCTGAAAAGAATCCTTACACTTTAGAGTATATACACAATATTATTAATGCTATTTGTTCTAACGTTTGTAATGGTGGTAAAAACGCTATTTATGCTTACACACAAGATTACAACGAAAGTGCTAAACGATCCATACCGTGTTATACAATGAATAATCTTGACACACTAAGCAAAAAGGGAGGCTTCCTTAATATACGAGTCAGAGTCCTTAACGAAGATTTTGAGACACAATACGAGAAATACGAAGAACAACAAAAAGGGCTAAAACGAGGAATGAAAATCAAAGCAAAAGATCAACTTGATCGTCCTCAAATATTTGAAAGAAGATGTGTAGCGAAAGATGTAGGTAGAGAACTATCAATTGTCACTATCATGTCAGAAAAACATTTGTTAAAGACATACAGACAAGCCGTATTCAAACCGTATTTACACGTTAAAGACGTTAAAATATATGATGATTGCCTAAATTTATTTTCTGGATTTCCTCACAGTGATGTTCTTGCCGATAAATCAATTACGACAGAATTATATTTGAAGAGTGATATATTTTCTAATTTCAAGAATAAGCTTTGTAATGGTGAAAAAGAACCGTCTTCGTTTGATTACGTTGATAATTACGTAGCTCATATGATTCAGAAACCGTTTGAACGCCCAGACTCAATGGTTGTATTATCTGGTTCACAAGGGACTGGTAAAGATCTATTTGTATCGTTTATTCAGTCAATGATCGGTAGTAATTTAGTGGTTCAAATAGATAAAATGGAGTCTTTACTTCAAAATTTCAACACATCTATCGCACAAAAGTTACTAACTAAGGTAAATGAGATTTCTGATAAAGGAATTCACATAGATAAACACGATCAACTCAAAGAAAAAATTACTTGTGAGTTTTTGACCATTGAACCGAAGGGGTTTGATAAATACCAAATTGACCACTTATCTCGTTACATAGGTTTTAGCAATAAAGATAACATTTTGAACATAGAAAATAGTGATAGGCGATTTATGATGATCAAGACGGTAAATGATAGGGCAAATGACGTTCCTTATCACACTCAAATCAAGAAACAAATGGACGATATTAATATGATTCGGTCAGCCTTCAAATATTACGCTACAAAAGATATTTCGGAATATAACCCAAGAATAATACCAACAACTGACTATAAATCCGACCAAAAAATGGCTTCTCTACCTTATACATTGAAATTTTTGTATCATTACTTTGAAGAACATATCGTTCCTTTTGATTCTTACATAGATGTTGAGTCAAAATACAGTTCAAAACGTGTTGAGACAAAAGAACAAACACTAACCAAGCAATCGGAAGAATTATACACAGAATACGTTAATTGGTGTGTTAAAATGGGTAATTCAACAAAAGTCCCGAGGCTCACTATGGTAAAAGACTTTGAAGGGTTAGGATTAGTACAAGAAAGAGTAACTGGTAGAGATAAAATGCGAAAACTAGGTTTTGTAACAACTAGAACTGCTATAGAAAAATTATTCCAAAAATATCTTAGAGATGATACTTTAAAAATGCCAATAATGGAAAAGGAAACAACAGAAAAAACAACTACCAATCCAAATGTTATTGATAACCATTGTAATAAACCTAGATTACTGAGTGATTCTAAAAAATAAAGTGGTGGTTGTTTGGGATGTTTTGTGTTTTTTAATTTTAGTATTAAAAAACGACTTTTAATCAGAAAATAGTAGTGGTCGGCAAAAAAGTGGCTGTTTTTATTTTTTCAACTCCTCCCTACCAAAAATAATTATCTCTATATTTATTTATTTTTTTTTTTTTTTTTTTTTTTAAAATCAACCAAATAAACAACCAAGTGGTAAAACATAGGTAAAATAAAGGGGAAAAAAAAATAGGTAAAAAAATGGATGTTTTATTCGTTCGTTTTGGTGGTTATTTCTTTTGGTTTTGGTGGTTTTTTTTTAGTAAGACGTGACCGTGGTGGCGGTTTATTCTAAAAACCTACCACTTTAACATTATATATACAATTTAAATTTGTCATTTAAAGATAGTCTATTATTATAAAACTATGAATACCACACGATGCCAACTCTGTGGTCAAATCGGTAACAAGAACTGCTGTGTCTGGCGTCTCTACTACCGAACCTACAAAAACCAAGATTGGACATCTACTGCCTTTAAGGAGTTTAACGACGAGATTCAGGCTCAACTTAGGGTAGAAGTTCGTGAAAACGAACAAGAAGAGGGCATTCTAAAACCCCCAATTAAGCGTGGCGAAATGGAAAGTGACGACGAATTGTTGTCCTTTTTGCTGTCAATTTTTGGCTAAAAAGGCGGGCTATCTCACGATTGATATAAATCTTATATTTTCTTAAATATAAGATGTCTCACTACAAGTTGTAGGGGGCTACATATCCTCCTTTTTGTTTCTTTTTACCTCTTCCAGCGTAGTCTGACGCCCACACGTTTGTATTAGCACCAGTAATGTCAGGATATTTTCCCTGTTTGAGATGAACGTGTGGTTCTATCCACCCTCCTTCTTGACCACAACCGCACTTATCTCCGCAATTACACATCATTCCTCCTTGCATGATATTTTCAAAAATACTAGCTGCATTAGTCACTCCTTTCGCTATTTGAATTTGAATCTTAGCATTAGGAAGCAATTCTTGGATATCTTGCATCACAAACTGACGTAGAGGCTCGGTTAGTAGTCCAACTGCTTCAAGTCTCTTTTTTGTAAAATCTTGACAGTTGAAGCGGTCGGCGGAATATTCCCATGTAGTTTTATCAGTATCTTTATTGATAACTGTCCTAAATAACAAATTACTTGGAATATTGGGAACTGACATACACCTACCTCCCTTTTTGTATGGAACAATTGGGAATATGTTCACTCTCTGATTTTTTTCTAGCCTCAGCTCTTTAGTCTTACCCGTCTTAGGGTCTTTCAAATAGATATTACTATAAAGATGGAAAATATCGTCATACTTCATCCTTTCCTTATTTTTCAGAAGTTGTCCTCTACTCGCTAAATCAATAAATTTGGTCAATCCTGATGAGAGAGGCTCACGGCATACTTCCCACGAAGTTACATTCCAATCTCCGTATTGATCCTGAAACTCCCAAATCTTTTTAGGCATTTCAGAGAGAGCCTCCTTTGGATTTCTAATCACATTAAATAGATTCTGAAGCCAATCTACTACGCCTTCGCCTTCCATATCGCCCAATCCCATTTCTTGAATAGAGCCTCCAAGCATCCCCTCAAAAAGTTGCGTGTCTGTGTTTCCAAATTTCTTCTTTGGCATATTTTATTATTAGTTGAGATTTAATAAAAATTAATCAAACCACAACACCCATACCCAAATCCAATTCGCTTTCGCTTGGTGTTAAACTTTTTGGCGTGTTTGGTGGTGCAATTGTTCCCGTTTTTTCTTTCGGTGCTTCTTTTATAATTTCAATACATCCACATTTTATGTGAGTACAACGACTCAGACGAAAGCCTGCAATGATACCGATGATAGCCCCACTTACCGCACCGATAATCAACGTGAGGTCAGTTGCACTATACATCGGACTTGGCGGTAAAGTACTCATTTACTACTATTCAAGATTTATTTTTTATTAAAAAGGAGTCATCTTTTTCTTTCTTTCGTAAACTATCTGCCCCGTCAATCTTCTCAATTAGAGTAAATCCATTTTTCCTCATTGGGAACGGAGTTCTATCAGTTGTGTCTATCCATAACGAGTCTCGGTGACCATCGCAGATTGTATCAAAAATAGTGTATAAGTTACTTGCTTTGAGACCTGTTTTAGCCGACATTCTCGCCATACTATCTAAATCTTCCATTCTCCATAAAATCCAAAGATTAGCACATCGTCTTACTATCGGAGGTATATTGAAGCAATCTTGAGCAGTCAGACAAATACTGATGTTCTTATGCGTGCTAACGTAACCAACCAAACGATCTAAATTACGTTTTTGGTCTTTACTCATTTGTTTGTATTCTAAATCGTCCAAAACGACCAATGTCTTTACTTTTCCTTCCCAAGCCTCTGGGGCAGGAATACTACCAAGCATTTTGATGTTTTCACCGCAATCTTTGTATTCCTTTGTATGCTGAGGATCACAATGAATAACGAAAACTTCTTGGTAAGGTGGATCTGCTCTGATTAACAGATTCTTAATTACTGTGCTTTTACCACTGTTGGGCTTTCCACATATTACTGCTCTGAATGGGTGGGGTATATTTAGGGCATTTCTACCTTTGTACCAATGCTCGTGAAATCCCTTGTCTGAATTACTAATGGGAATTAGCTCATCTGGAAGAAGGTCAATCTCTTTTATCTTCTTTGGGGGTTTGCTCATTTATATATACGCATAATAAATTTTTCTTTTTCGCTTTTTTTTATCTAAGCCTTAGATAAAAATGGCTTCGTACGTGATCAATCCTCTTACTAACAGGAGCATTCAAGTAGGAAAACCACTATGGTTTGACTTGGTAAAACAAGGAATTTTAGAAGATATTGACGGTATTAAGCATCCTAAGGAGGTCTACCGTATAACCGGAGAAGAAACAGAGCAACAACTAGAGCAAATCAGACAGGAACTATCAGATCCAGAAGGTACATATCACGTAGCAAGAGGACGAGGTCATCGTCTAGAAAACAAACTTGTAAAGCGTTATGTTCATCCAAAATCGCAAGATGTTATAAAGAAAGTTGTTCAAGCTGGGGTAAAGGCTGTTCAAAAGTATCCAAAGAGTAGAGCGAGTTCTAATTGGGAGGATGATCTAACTTCTTACATTAATAAGGAACTGGTAAAGCTAAATGTAAAAGATAGACCTTCAAAGTATAAGGTTAAAGACTTATTGTCCTCATCTTCCTCAGAGCAAGAATCGGAATCGGAATCCGAGATTGAAGACGAAGAGGCGAAAGAATCGGAAGTTGCCGAATCGGAATCGGAAGAAGAATCGGAGGAGGAATCTGAATCGGATACGTCAGATGAATAATTTTAAACATTTTTATAATGTATTGATATATAATAAAAATGATTAGACGAAGTGGTTTAACACGATCTAGTGTTTTCAGCCAAAAATTGCCAGATACTTATAAGTCTACGGATGTTACAGATGACAAATCGTTAGCAACTCTTCCCCCTTCTTTTGATATTATGAAGAAAGGAAAACCGTTTAATATTAACCGACCACAATTTAAGATGGGTACTCCAAGTGCTATTATAGATGAAAGTAAAAGAGGTGTTGATATCTCTAAATTAAACAAGCGAAGTGGGTTAGGAAACAATACTATTCTCAGAGATAGTTTCAGAACGCCAGATGTGATAGGAAGACAGCCAACTGATTATGCTTTACAAGAGATCATAGATAGACAACAGCAAGGAATTAAAGTTCAGCTTGCAGACAAGACTCTACAAGATATGTTTCAGGTTAAAACGGTTGATCCACAGGATTTGGATTGGATTGCCGAATACAATAGGCGAATTGCTAGTGGTGAATCAAAAGAACAATTAAAAGCTTTTCCTCCATTTGGACGAGAACAACGTGTTATGTTCAAGAGAGTTAATTTTGGTAATGGTGTGTCTCTTTCTGAAGCATCTGCTTTGTCTATGAGCGAAGAAATTAAACTCCTTCGTGATGCTGTGACTGCCGGATCTGGAAGTTCCGATTTAGTAAATATAATGGCTAAAGTGGTTGAATTGACTACAAGGATTGATACTTTTACGGATGAAAACACAAAGATGTTAGCTCAAATATTGAATAAAGTGTCTGCATTTAGTCCTGACCCTACCGTTCATTTTGGAGATCGTAGACTTTGGAGCAAAACGGAAGTTGAAAACAATCCATTAATTATTCCTTTCTTATTTTCCAATGTTCCGAATGCGGATCATCCACTTTTAACTTCGGTTGAGCCTGTAATTCAAGATGGTAAGGGAAGAATTAAAATAAAGAAAATGTTGGAGTTGCTTGCCGTTGGGACTAAAGTTCCTGTATATGATTCAACTGGTAAGTTAGCTGTTCCGGTTACAATCGCTGGAGTTGTACGTCCATATGTTGGTTACGCTAATTATTTAGATATAAGCACCCGCACAGTAATTCCACGTGATAAAGCTATTGCTCTTGTTTCTGGCAGTGAAAACGTAGATAATGGTATGCTTGACGGTTTACCGCCTCCTCCAATTCTTACTACTGGCGGAGCATCTGTCACTGGAAAGTGGAATACTGAAATGGAAGATTCAGCATCAGATGCTGCAAGTAAAGCATCTACGGCAAAAATGCCAGCTCCAGCTCCAAAGCCAAAGCCTGAACCAAAGCCTGAACCAAAACCTCCAGTGCCTTCTGGATCTGAACCAAGATCAGAGTCTACAAAACGAAAAGGTAAAATTACCAAAGCCATAACGGACTTACGAGACAAAATGATTCCAGGAGCAACGCTTTCAGTACTGGACGACTATGTAGATGTTTATAGTGAGGAAAGTCCAGACACTTTTTATAAAAGATACGATATTAACAAAGCAACAAAAGAAAAGGTGAAAGACGGTGAGCTTTATAAAGTAGGTGACAAATGGTATCGTAGAGGATCGTAATTAGTTTTTGTGTTTTTTATTATATTTGTTAATAATAAAAATGAGTAAAGGTGAAATTAATTTAATTGTCTCATCTGACCCTAGTCAGGGGGCATTTAACAGATCAGCAGACGGATCATATTTTGAGATCAAATTAGAAGACAACGGAATTCAAATTCCAAAAGAAGCGACCCAATGTTACCTGTCTGTTGAAGAGTGTACCGTATGGTGGGTAGTCCCAAATATCATAACTGGTGTGAATGATAAAGTATTCATTCAAGGACCACCTGGAACTACTTCTTATCCAATTACTTTACCGCAAGGTCTTTACGATCTGAATGCACTTAATTCAGCTATTTCAACTCAATTGGAAAATCTGGGAGCTAGTAGTTCACCAGAACCAGTCATTAGTTTATCAGCCGACAGTGCTTCCCAACGTGTAAATATCCGTCTTCCATTCACGACTTCACGTGTTGATTTTACGCAACCACAAACGATTCGGGATGTTGTTGGGTTTACCTCACAAATTGTTGGACCATTTGCGAACGCACCGAGAACTATCAGTGGGTCATTAACACCAGCATTTAATAATGTGAACTATTTCTTGTTACATTGTGACCTGTCAAATCAAGGTCTTCGTTTCAACTCACAATATTCACAAGTCGTATCACAAATTTTGATAGATAAAGTACCAGGATCGCAAATCCTTTCTCGTCCATTCAATCCACCTAAAATAGCAGTCCCCGAATTGATTGGAGCTACACGAAGCAGTATTCGTGTGTGGCTTACGAACGATAAAAATGAACGTGTTAACACCAATGGTGAATATTATAGTGCCAGATTTAAACTAGAGTATTATTAAATAGTTTTTGTGATTAATATCTTCTCTAATAAGTAAATGGATGTTTTTGAGATTGGATTTGGAACTTTGTTCCCCTACGGTCTTGTAGCAACTATTTTGTTTGCTACATCACTTGGAGTTTGGTTAGCCCTCCTCCGGAGGAGGGAGACAACAGATATTCCACAAAAACCACAAAAACCAAGTAAAAAATATTTTTCGCTACTTAGAACTAGTTTGGTCTGTTTATTAAGAGATACTCTCCCCTTCGGGAAATCAACAAATCTGAAATCATTAAAGACCTTATCCAAAGAACTTTGGGAAAATGGACGCTATGAAGAAGCTCATTGGTTAAAAGAAGAAATAGAAAGAATAAAATTATTAATGTTAAAAAAGTAATTTTAATACGAATCAGTGTATTAAAATTTAAATTTGTAGAGCCATCTTTTCTCCGTACTTATCAAACAGAAGCAAAAAACTGGCAGACCTCTGCCCACAATTACTTTCATGTATTTTTTGTTCAGCATCATCTTCTGTATTCACAATAGTCGTTCCACCTCCTCCTTTTAGTAGAGGAAGAATACTTTTAGAGGGTCTGCCAAAGGAATCATAAAAAATGACTTTTTTACCACTCTTAGCCAATGCTATCCAGTGGCTACCCTCTTGCCAACTAGAGTCAAGATTTACAATGGCATATGGCTGTGTTTTAGTCAATTTTGGTAATTTATCGGCTGTAAATATCCCTTGAAATTTATGTCCCAAAAGAGATTTCGCGACATTATGAAGATCATTGGAGAAAGTGGTTTCATTTCCCATTCTCTTTTCAACTTTACGAAGAAGCGTATTATAAATCGCATCAGCGTTCATTTTAATATATACGATTATATTAAAATTTGATTCGTGAAAAAGCTGTTGTCTTACTTACAAACGATGTTACTCTAGAAATGTCTCAGAATTCTATCTAGACGTCCTCCAAACTTACATCCGTCACAGCACCATTCTGGATAACAACCTTAGCAACCTGAGAAGAAATAGCGAAGAGGAGTAGGCGAGCGTTATTAAGAATAGTTCCATTTGCGAACCCAGTGTGAACAGCCACACGAGTTGACCTATCATTACCATCCTTACTCCAGTTAAAAAGATAATAAGGTCCACGATTTTGCCACTCTTGGAGTGTCTCACTACCACCCGTATCGTGGTAAGATCCAGAATTGAGAATGGTTTCAATATATCGCTGAGTAGTAAAATCTCTGCCTGGGGTATCAGCTGAACCAATATTAGCCACGTAGTCTACGTATTCGGGATCTGCATCTATTTGGGGCTTAGAAACTCCTGCATAATTTACGAACATACGGTTTAGCTTTAGGGTTTCGTCAGCTTCTGGGAGTGCGTTATATGAACGGAACTTGGTTGACGAAAAAAGTGTATTCGTCCCAACACGAGAATCTTGGAAAGCAACAGCAAGAGCTTTTGTACTGGGGGATACGTCAAAATTCTTCTGTCCAAAGTTAACAGCACCTACAAGTGATTCGGCTTGGCAACTAATTTGCTCAAGATCCAAATAATAAGTTAAATTATCAACTCTAGCACCTTCAAGGGTATTGACGTAAAGATACATATCCCGAATAGCGAAATCATAATCAGACCCAGGTGTTTTATCCGTAACGCTGGATTCACAAACCGCCTTCTTATACACACTAGAAGTCTGAGGGTTGAGGATAAGTTCGCAACGACAAGCAGGAATAGCGTGTTCTACTTTAAAGATAGAAAGAGGAGGAGTCCATATAATCTCGTAATCAGTTACTTTTCGTGAAGCGTTTTCCTTACCACGCTTAGTTTTGCGGACAAATTTATAATTTCCAGCTCCAATATTTGAATTCCACCCTTGAACAACAAGAGTCTGAGCTACTCCAGCCGGATTCAATGCGGTAACCCGTAGTTCAAGGTTACCTATACCTACAACCTCAAGGGCTATAATATCATCTACCTTCCACGTATCAGTAATAGACGGTAACGCTACTGTTGAACCACCTAGAGCAAAAGTTAACACTCCAGTCGCCCCAACCAATGTGACAGTATGAGCTGCGTCATAACCAAGTTCATCCCTGCTTTCTTCGCCAAGAGTGTCTGTTGAATCTATTTCACCATTGAATGTGACATTTTCTTGACGGATTTGGAAGTTTTCCTGCCACCAATTGGTAGAAGCACCAACGCTATCAATCCAAGCCTTGCTCTTATTAAGACGAGTATTCAAAGTATCAATCTGGGGAAGATAGTCACTAATACGAGAGACAGTCTTATCATTGATCCTGAACTCTGCCGATTGGAAAAGAGCTGCACATTGGTTCATAATGGGGCAAATATCTGCTGAATTAACATTTAGGGGGAGATCACGAAATGTAGTTCCCGAAACGGTAAGAATTTGTGTAATACTCATCCTAAATCGGAGATATGTGCGAGATGGAACCCACCATTTTGTAGCACCTGTCTGCCACCGAAAGTTAATACTACCATTGGGAAAATTGGCAAAAGTAACATCACGAGTGGGGGCTTGCTGTTCATAAAGATCCTTGCTAACGCCATAGTTACTTGACTCAAGTTCATCCGTAGATGTTTTCAAGTTAAAAATGCTTTGCATATTGTATTTTATTATACCTAAAGATATAATAAAAAATTAAAAATTTTAGATAAAAAAAAAATAATTTTAAGTCCGAAGGAGTGCGTTGCACTACGCTTGATCAATCAATCCAGTCACACCTGAAATTGCAGGGGCGAACTCGGGAAATGCCAAAGATGCAATTGGTCCTAATATTTTTGCTGCAGGTTTGATCACGCTCATAAAACCCGTAACGAAGTCATCCCAAAACGACCCACCCTTCTGACCAGAAATCTTGGCGTGTAAATATTTAGCGAGATCTCCATGAGCCTTACCATATTTCTTAGACTTGGTGATCTTCTTGAAAGCACCACCGCTGTGGTAGCCCATACCAGCAAGTTTGGAATGAGTAATAATCGGCATAATCTTTTTTGTGACAGCAATTAATATATCCTTGACAGAATTATCAGAATTGGCACTTGCCGTTTTAACAACAGTATCAATAAGAGACTGAGGAACAATTCCTTCAATACCTAGCTTCTTTAGAACTTTTGGAATAATAGTTTTTGAAAGAATAGGAGCTAAACTAGTAAAAGCCATATCTTTCAGACTACTTCCTAATCCCATTCCCATTGTTGATCCCGAGGCTGGACCGACGACATATTGAGAACCGAGGTCTTTTCCGACGGACTGGACGTACTTCGCCTTCTTCTTCTTTTTTTCTTTAGGCATTGCGTCAAGAAGACTCATCCTGAGCATACCCCCAGGAAGGTCTAAAGCACCACCGGCAGGGTTTATACCCATTCCCATATACGAACTATCTCCACCAGCAACATTGACACCCGTTCCTGCTAATTTTAAGCCCTGTCCCTTAGAGCTTTTTGATTGATTATAAAGTAATTCAGCCTGATCCATAATACCAGAGCCTGTCTGTTTCTTGATAGCACTACTTGCTACCGCTGCACCACTTAATCCCAAAAGAGCTGGTGCGAGAGCCAAAAGCGGAAGAAAACCTCCTTTCTGTCCTCTGTACGTTTTACGAGGAATTAAATACCCAGGATTCCCAGTACGTGTCTGAGGTCGGGTAAATGCGATAGCGTTATATCTCATCTTTTGTTTTATTATTAGAAAGATAATATAAAAAAAATAAATTGCTTATAGTAAAAGAAGAATGTCAAACGTTTTTTTAACTGAAGGAAATTTAGGAACTGTTGGTCCTCCAGGTCCACCTGGTCCTCAAGGTCCTCAAGGAATCCAAGGAATCCAAGGAATCCAAGGAATAGCAGGTACAAATGGAACAAATGGGACAAATGGAACAAATGGAGCTAACGGGTTATCTAGTTCTGTGTTTACTTATACGTTTTCTGATCAAACGACAGGAACACCAACAACTGGTCATTTGTTTCTTAACAATGTGCCAGCAGAGGCTACAAGTTTAGTTGTAGATCATAAACAAAAGGGTGGCAATGACATTGACGTATTGTTAGAAAACGTTCAAGTCGGATCAAAGTTGATAGTTCAAAGATCAAACGATTCTACTACATATCGTAGTTATCAAGTTACAAGTAGAACACTATCTGTTGGATATGTTACGTATGGTCTTGGATATTTAGCTCACGCCGGATCAATTACAAATAATCAAGAAGTGTTACTTATTACACAAGCTCAAGGCATTCAAGGCATTCAAGGACCGTCAGGACCGCAAGGACCGTCAGGACCGCAAGGACCGGCAGGAGCAACAGGACCTACAGGAGCGTCAGGCGGTGGAAGCGGGGAAAATACTTACTACAAATGGTTACGTAACACCAGTACAACAATTTTTAGCGACAGTCATCTTGTCGTCGGATGGGACACGGGTTCAAACGAAATTACTTTGCGAAATGCCGTTACAAAAACGGGGGTATACGCTATCTTATTGGCAAATAACGGGGGATCGTTCCCCAATTCAAGTACTATGCTTCTTACCAGCTCAAACAAAGATTACTACTTTCAATCAGGCGTTGGTCAAATTGCCTTTACAGTACAAAGCGACAACGACTCAACGTCACCGTTTTACCAAGTTCGGATGGTGACTACTGGGTCAGGCGGTACGGCTGTACTTTACGCAGTCGTCACCAAATTTACCTAATTTTATCAGAAGTGGCTGAGTGTAGTAAGACGTGGTTGATTTGGTTGATTGGTTTTTTAATGTTAGTATTAAAAAACGACTTTTAAACAGGAAATAGTAGTGGTCGGCGAAAAAGTGGCGGTTTTTATTTTTTCAACTCCTCCCTACCAAAAATAATTATATCTATATTTATTTATTTATTTATTTTTTTTTTTTTTTAAAATCAACCAAATAAACAACCAAGTAAGAAAACATAGGTAAAATAAAGGGGAAATAAAAAATAAGGAAAAAAATAGGTGGTTGATTCATAGTAAGACGTGGGCTGATTTGGTTGTTTTACGAAACTGGAATGGATTGAGCCAGAGCCTTACGTTCCTTTGTTGCTTGTCTGGACAATCTCTCTTTCTCTCTCACCGCATCTATGCCTACCTTCTGAATCAGACGCTGACGATAAGACGGAGGCTTTTCAGCAACTACAGGAACAGGAACAGGAACAGGAATGGGTTCAGATTCAGAAATTGCGTTCTTCTTGACTTTTTGAGTTGAAACTCGTTTTTGTTTTGGGGTAGCAATCATTTTCTTTTCTATTACACGAGAAAAGAAAAAAGTTTTTTAAAAAAATACGATTTACGAATTTCATATTAATTAAAAAAAACTAAACTATATCTTGTCCCTTCAAAAGGTTCTGAATTATGATAAATAGTAGCACCATTAAAGATTATAGATTCTTTATTTATATCAAACGACTGTGATCCTCCTTCAGTATCGTGTATTGTTGTTTGACCACCAGTATAATCTCCAAATCCGACTAATAACGATTCTCCAACATTTTGAGAGTCTAAATGTTTTTTTACAACTGTGTTCTTATTTACGAACACGCTCGTAAATTCAAACTCTGGATAATGAGAATCAATAAATTCTTTGAATAAACTAATCATATAAGGATGTTTGAGAGTTATTTTACTATCTTTGTATTTTCCTCTACAGGTAACTTTACCGAAACAAACTTGTCTTCCTTCTTTTTGATCAGTTGTTCCTGTTCTTGTAGAATGATAACTACCTTTCATAGCGTCAGGTCTACGAAAAGACTTAGGAATTGTAATCTTTTCTAACTCGTTATAAATTTTTGAAAGGATCTGTGTATCAGAATGAGATAGTTCTGTAGCGATAATCATTTATCATAAATAAGAAAGTTAATTATTACTCAAAACGGGTTAGTGAGACGAGTGTTTGCTTCAGTGGTTGATTTGTTGGTTGTTTTCTTTATTTTTAAAAAATTTTGAAAAGAAAAATAAAAAGAATAAAATAATAATTGCTAAAAGAATTTGTAAAAGAAAAAAATCAGCCACCTCTTCAGCCACAGTGAGACGAGAGTAGGTCACCTGTGTGTGAACCTTCCCGAGGATTAGTGGGACATTTTTTAGTAAGTCTGTGGTTAGTAGGACAAGAGTACGTCAAGAGTAATACATAGTTAGTAGGACAAGAGTAATACATAGTTAGTAGGACAAGAGTAAGACAAGATTAGTAAGACATCAGTAGGACTAGTAGGACATAATTAGTAAGACACTTTATATAGTACTATATAAAGTGTCTTACTAATTATGTCCTACTAGTCCTACTGATGTCTTACTAATCTTGTCTTACTCTTGTCCTACTAACTATGTATTACTCTTGTCCTACTAACTATGTATTACTCTTGACGTACTCTTGTCCTACTAACCACAGACTTACTAAAAAATGTCCCACTAATCCTCGGGAAGGTTCACACACAGGTGACCTACTCTCGTCTCACTGTGGCTGAAGAGGTGGCTGATTTTTTTCTTTTACAAATTCTTTTAGCAATTATTATTTTATTCTTTTTATTTTTCTTTTCAAAATTTTTTAAAAATAAAGAAAACAACCAACAAATCAACCACTGAAGCAAACACTCGTCTCACTAACCCGTTTTGAGTAATAATTAACTTTCTTATTTATGATAAATGATTATCGCTACAGAACTATCTCATTCTGATACACAGATCCTTTCAAAAATTTATAACGAGTTAGAAAAGATTACAATTCCTAAGTCTTTTCGTAGACCTGACGCTATGAAAGGTAGTTATCATTCTACAAGAACAGGAACAACTGATCAAAAAGAAGGAAGACAAGTTTGTTTCGGTAAAGTTACCTGTAGAGGAAAATACAAAGATAGTAAAATAACTCTCAAACATCCTTATATGATTAGTTTATTCAAAGAATTTATTGATTCTCATTATCCAGAGTTTGAATTTACGAGCGTGTTCGTAAATAAGAACACAGTTGTAAAAAAACATTTAGACTCTCAAAATGTTGGAGAATCGTTATTAGTCGGATTTGGAGATTATACTGGTGGTCAAACAACAATACACGATACTGAAGGAGGATCACAGTCGTTTGATATAAATAAAGAATCTATAATCTTTAATGGTGCTACTATTTATCATAATTCAGAACCTTTTGAAGGGACAAGATATAGTTTAGTTTTTTTTAATTAATATGAAATTCGTAAATCGTATTTTTTTAAAAAACTTTTTTCTTTTCTCGTGTAATAGAAAAGAAAATGATTGCTACCCCAAAACAAAAACGAGTTTCAACTCAAAAAGTCAAGAAGAACGCAATTTCTGAATCTGAACCCATTCCTGTTCCTGTTCCTGTTCCTGTAGTTGCTGAAAAGCCTCCGTCTTATCGTCAGCGTCTGATTCAGAAGGTAGGCATAGATGCGGTGAGAGAGAAAGAGAGATTGTCCAGACAAGCAACAAAGGAACGTAAGGCTCTGGCTCAATCCATTCCAGTTTCGTAAAACAACCAAATCAGCCCACGTCTTACTATGAATCAACCACCTATTTTTTTCCTTATTTTTTATTTCCCCTTTATTTTACCTATGTTTTCTTACTTGGTTGTTTATTTGGTTGATTTTAAAAAAAAAAAAAAATAAATAAATAAATAAATATAGATATAATTATTTTTGGTAGGGAGGAGTTGAAAAAATAAAAACCGCCACTTTTTCGCCGACCACTACTATTTCCTGTTTAAAAGTCGTTTTTTAATACTAACATTAAAAAACCAATCAACCAAATCAACCACGTCTTACTACACTCAGCCACTTCTGATAAAATTAGGTAAATTTGGTGACGACTGCGTAAAGTACAGCCGTACCGCCTGACCCAGTAGTCACCATCCGAACTTGGTAAAACGGTGACGTTGAGTCGTTGTCGCTTTGTACTGTAAAGGCAATTTGACCAACGCCTGATTGAAAGTAGTAATCTTTGTTTGAGCTGGTAAGAAGCATAGTACTTGAATTGGGGAACGATCCCCCGTTATTTGCCAATAAGATAGCGTATACCCCCGTTTTTGTAACGGCATTTCGCAAAGTAATTTCGTTTGAACCCGTGTCCCATCCGACGACAAGATGACTGTCGCTAAAAATTGTTGTACTGGTGTTACGTAACCATTTGTAGTAAGTATTTTCCCCGCTTCCACCGCCTGACGCTCCTGTAGGTCCTGTTGCTCCTGCCGGTCCTTGCGGTCCTGACGGTCCTTGCGGTCCTGACGGTCCTTGAATGCCTTGAATGCCTTGAGCTTGTGTAATAAGTAACACTTCTTGATTATTTGTAATTGATCCGGCGTGAGCTAAATATCCAAGACCATACGTAACATATCCAACAGATAGTGTTCTACTTGTAACTTGATAACTACGATATGTAGTAGAATCGTTTGATCTTTGAACTATCAACTTTGATCCGACTTGAACGTTTTCTAACAATACGTCAATGTCATTGCCACCCTTTTGTTTATGATCTACAACTAAACTTGTAGCCTCTGCTGGCACATTGTTAAGAAACAAATGACCAGTTGTTGGTGTTCCTGTCGTTTGATCAGAAAACGTATAAGTAAACACAGAACTAGATAACCCGTTAGCTCCATTTGTTCCATTTGTCCCATTTGTTCCATTTGTACCTGCTATTCCTTGGATTCCTTGGATTCCTTGGATTCCTTGAGGACCTTGAGGACCAGGTGGACCTGGAGGACCAACAGTTCCTAAATTTCCTTCAGTTAAAAAAACGTTTGACATTCTTCTTTTACTATAAGCAATTTATTTTTTTTATATTATCTTTCTAATAATAAAACAAAAGATGAGATATAACGCTATCGCATTTACCCGACCTCAGACACGTACTGGGAATCCTGGGTATTTAATTCCTCGTAAAACGTACAGAGGACAGAAAGGAGGTTTTCTTCCGCTTTTGGCTCTCGCACCAGCTCTTTTGGGATTAAGTGGTGCAGCGGTAGCAAGTAGTGCTATCAAGAAACAGACAGGCTCTGGTATTATGGATCAGGCTGAATTACTTTATAATCAATCAAAAAGCTCTAAGGGACAGGGCTTAAAATTAGCAGGAACGGGTGTCAATGTTGCTGGTGGAGATAGTTCGTATATGGGAATGGGTATAAACCCTGCCGGTGGTGCTTTAGACCTTCCTGGGGGTATGCTCAGGATGAGTCTTCTTGACGCAATGCCTAAAGAAAAAAAGAAGAAGAAGGCGAAGTACGTCCAGTCCGTCGGAAAAGACCTCGGTTCTCAATATGTCGTCGGTCCAGCCTCGGGATCAACAATGGGAATGGGATTAGGAAGTAGTCTGAAAGATATGGCTTTTACTAGTTTAGCTCCTATTCTTTCAAAAACTATTATTCCAAAAGTTCTAAAGAAGCTAGGTATTGAAGGAATTGTTCCTCAGTCTCTTATTGATACTGTTGTTAAAACGGCAAGTGCCAATTCTGATAATTCTGTCAAGGATATATTAATTGCTGTCACAAAAAAGATTATGCCGATTATTACTCATTCCAAACTTGCTGGTATGGGCTACCACAGCGGTGGTGCTTTCAAGAAGATCACCAAGTCTAAGAAATATGGTAAGGCTCATGGAGATCTCGCTAAATATTTACACGCCAAGATTTCTGGTCAGAAGGGTGGGTCGTTTTGGGATGACTTCGTTACGGGTTTTATGAGCGTGATCAAACCTGCAGCAAAAATATTAGGACCAATTGCATCTTTGGCATTTCCCGAGTTCGCCCCTGCAATTTCAGGTGTGACTGGATTGATTGATCAAGCGTAGTGCAACGCACTCCTTCGGACTTAAAATTATTTTTTTTTTATCTAAAATTTTTAATTTTTTATTATATCTTTAGGTATAATAAAATACAATATGCAAAGCATTTTTAACTTGAAAACATCTACGGATGAACTTGAGTCAAGTAACTATGGCGTTAGCAAGGATCTTTATGAACAGCAAGCCCCCACTCGTGATGTTACTTTTGCCAATTTTCCCAATGGTAGTATTAACTTTCGGTGGCAGACAGGTGCTACAAAATGGTGGGTTCCATCTCGCACATATCTCCGATTTAGGATGAGTATTACACAAATTCTTACCGTTTCGGGAACTACATTTCGTGATCTCCCCCTAAATGTTAATTCAGCAGATATTTGCCCCATTATGAACCAATGTGCAGCTCTTTTCCAATCGGCAGAGTTCAGGATCAATGATAAGACTGTCTCTCGTATTAGTGACTATCTTCCCCAGATTGATACTTTGAATACTCGTCTTAATAAGAGCAAGGCTTGGATTGATAGCGTTGGTGCTTCTACCAATTGGTGGCAGGAAAACTTCCAAATCCGTCAAGAAAATGTCACATTCAATGGTGAAATAGATTCAACAGACACTCTTGGCGAAGAAAGCAGGGATGAACTTGGTTATGACGCAGCTCATACTGTCACATTGGTTGGGGCGACTGGAGTGTTAACTTTTGCTCTAGGTGGTTCAACAGTAGCGTTACCGTCTATTACTGATACGTGGAAGGTAGATGATATTATAGCCCTTGAGGTTGTAGGTATAGGTAACCTTGAACTACGGGTTACCGCATTGAATCCGGCTGGAGTAGCTCAGACTCTTGTTGTTCAAGGGTGGAATTCAAATATTGGAGCTGGAAATTATAAATTTGTCCGCAAAACTAAGCGTGGTAAGGAAAACGCTTCACGAAAAGTAACTGATTACGAGATTATATGGACTCCTCCTCTTTCTATCTTTAAAGTAGAACACGCTATTCCTGCTTGTCGTTGCGAACTTATCCTCAACCCTCAGACTTCTAGTGTGTATAAGAAGGCGGTTTGTGAATCCAGCGTTACGGATAAAACACCTGGGTCTGATTATGATTTCGCTATTCGGGATATGTATCTTTACGTCAATACCCTTGAAGGTGCTAGAGTTGATAATTTAACTTATTATTTGGATCTTGAGCAAATTAGTTGCCAAGCCGAATCACTTGTAGGTGCTGTTAACTTTGGACAGAAGAATTTTGACGTATCCCCCAGTACAAAAGCTCTTGCTGTTGCTTTCCAAGATTCTCGTGTTGGGACGAATACACTTTTTTCGTCAACCAAGTTCCGTTCATATAACGCACTCCCAGAAGCTGACGAAACCCTAAAGCTAAACCGTATGTTCGTAAATTATGCAGGAGTTTCTAAGCCCCAAATAGATGCAGATCCCGAATACGTAGACTACGTGGCTAATATTGGTTCAGCTGATACCCCAGGCAGAGATTTTACTACTCAGCGATATATTGAAACCATTCTCAATTCTGGATCTTACCACGATACGGGTGGTAGTGAGACACTCCAAGAGTGGCAAAATCGTGGACCTTATTATCTTTTTAACTGGAGTAAGGATGGTAATGATAGGTCAACTCGTGTGGCTGTTCACACTGGGTTCGCAAATGGAACTATTCTTAATAACGCTCGCCTACTCCTCTTCGCTATTTCTTCTCAGGTTGCTAAGGTTGTTATCCAGAATGGTGCTGTGACGGATGTAAGTTTGGAGGACGTCTAGATAGAATTCTGAGACATTTCTAGAGTAACATCGTTTGTAAGTAAGACAACAGCTTTTTCACGAATCAAATTTTAATATAATCGTATATATTAAAATGAACGCTGATGCGATTTATAATACGCTTCTTCGTAAAGTTGAAAAGAGAATGGGAAATGAAACCACTTTCTCCAATGATCTTCATAATGTCGCGAAATCTCTTTTGGGACATAAATTTCAAGGGATATTTACAGCCGATAAATTACCAAAATTGACTAAAACACAGCCATATGCCATTGTAAATCTTGACTCTAGTTGGCAAGAGGGTAGCCACTGGATAGCATTGGCTAAGAGTGGTAAAAAAGTCATTTTTTATGATTCCTTTGGCAGACCCTCTAAAAGTATTCTTCCTCTACTAAAAGGAGGAGGTGGAACGACTATTGTGAATACAGAAGATGATGCTGAACAAAAAATACATGAAAGTAATTGTGGGCAGAGGTCTGCCAGTTTTTTGCTTCTGTTTGATAAGTACGGAGAAAAGATGGCTCTACAAATTTAAATTTTAATACACTGATTCGTATTAAAATTACTTTTTTAACATTAATAATTTTATTCTTTCTATTTCTTCTTTTAACCAATGAGCTTCTTCATAGCGTCCATTTTCCCAAAGTTCTTTGGATAAGGTCTTTAATGATTTCAGATTTGTTGATTTCCCGAAGGGGAGAGTATCTCTTAATAAACAGACCAAACTAGTTCTAAGTAGCGAAAAATATTTTTTACTTGGTTTTTGTGGTTTTTGTGGAATATCTGTTGTCTCCCTCCTCCGGAGGAGGGCTAACCAAACTCCAAGTGATGTAGCAAACAAAATAGTTGCTACAAGACCGTAGGGGAACAAAGTTCCAAATCCAATCTCAAAAACATCCATTTACTTATTAGAGAAGATATTAATCACAAAAACTATTTAATAATACTCTAGTTTAAATCTGGCACTATAATATTCACCATTGGTGTTAACACGTTCATTTTTATCGTTCGTAAGCCACACACGAATACTGCTTCGTGTAGCTCCAATCAATTCGGGGACTGCTATTTTAGGTGGATTGAATGGACGAGAAAGGATTTGCGATCCTGGTACTTTATCTATCAAAATTTGTGATACGACTTGTGAATATTGTGAGTTGAAACGAAGACCTTGATTTGACAGGTCACAATGTAACAAGAAATAGTTCACATTATTAAATGCTGGTGTTAATGACCCACTGATAGTTCTCGGTGCGTTCGCAAATGGTCCAACAATTTGTGAGGTAAACCCAACAACATCCCGAATCGTTTGTGGTTGCGTAAAATCAACACGTGAAGTCGTGAATGGAAGACGGATATTTACACGTTGGGAAGCACTGTCGGCTGATAAACTAATGACTGGTTCTGGTGAACTACTAGCTCCCAGATTTTCCAATTGAGTTGAAATAGCTGAATTAAGTGCATTCAGATCGTAAAGACCTTGCGGTAAAGTAATTGGATAAGAAGTAGTTCCAGGTGGTCCTTGAATGAATACTTTATCATTCACACCAGTTATGATATTTGGGACTACCCACCATACGGTACACTCTTCAACAGACAGGTAACATTGGGTCGCTTCTTTTGGAATTTGAATTCCGTTGTCTTCTAATTTGATCTCAAAATATGATCCGTCTGCTGATCTGTTAAATGCCCCCTGACTAGGGTCAGATGAGACAATTAAATTAATTTCACCTTTACTCATTTTTATTATTAACAAATATAATAAAAAACACAAAAACTAATTACGATCCTCTACGATACCATTTGTCACCTACTTTATAAAGCTCACCGTCTTTCACCTTTTCTTTTGTTGCTTTGTTAATATCGTATCTTTTATAAAAAGTGTCTGGACTTTCCTCACTATAAACATCTACATAGTCGTCCAGTACTGAAAGCGTTGCTCCTGGAATCATTTTGTCTCGTAAGTCCGTTATGGCTTTGGTAATTTTACCTTTTCGTTTTGTAGACTCTGATCTTGGTTCAGATCCAGAAGGCACTGGAGGTTTTGGTTCAGGCTTTGGTTCAGGCTTTGGCTTTGGAGCTGGAGCTGGCATTTTTGCCGTAGATGCTTTACTTGCAGCATCTGATGCTGAATCTTCCATTTCAGTATTCCACTTTCCAGTGACAGATGCTCCGCCAGTAGTAAGAATTGGAGGAGGCGGTAAACCGTCAAGCATACCATTATCTACGTTTTCACTGCCAGAAACAAGAGCAATAGCTTTATCACGTGGAATTACTGTGCGGGTGCTTATATCTAAATAATTAGCGTAACCAACATATGGACGTACAACTCCAGCGATTGTAACCGGAACAGCTAACTTACCAGTTGAATCATATACAGGAACTTTAGTCCCAACGGCAAGCAACTCCAACATTTTCTTTATTTTAATTCTTCCCTTACCATCTTGAATTACAGGCTCAACCGAAGTTAAAAGTGGATGATCCGCATTCGGAACATTGGAAAATAAGAAAGGAATAATTAATGGATTGTTTTCAACTTCCGTTTTGCTCCAAAGTCTACGATCTCCAAAATGAACGGTAGGGTCAGGACTAAATGCAGACACTTTATTCAATATTTGAGCTAACATCTTTGTGTTTTCATCCGTAAAAGTATCAATCCTTGTAGTCAATTCAACCACTTTAGCCATTATATTTACTAAATCGGAACTTCCAGATCCGGCAGTCACAGCATCACGAAGGAGTTTAATTTCTTCGCTCATAGACAAAGCAGATGCTTCAGAAAGAGACACACCATTACCAAAATTAACTCTCTTGAACATAACACGTTGTTCTCGTCCAAATGGAGGAAAAGCTTTTAATTGTTCTTTTGATTCACCACTAGCAATTCGCCTATTGTATTCGGCAATCCAATCCAAATCCTGTGGATCAACCGTTTTAACCTGAAACATATCTTGTAGAGTCTTGTCTGCAAGCTGAACTTTAATTCCTTGCTGTTGTCTATCTATGATCTCTTGTAAAGCATAATCAGTTGGCTGTCTTCCTATCACATCTGGCGTTCTGAAACTATCTCTGAGAATAGTATTGTTTCCTAACCCACTTCGCTTGTTTAATTTAGAGATATCAACACCTCTTTTACTTTCATCTATAATAGCACTTGGAGTACCCATCTTAAATTGTGGTCGGTTAATATTAAACGGTTTTCCTTTCTTCATAATATCAAAAGAAGGGGGAAGAGTTGCTAACGATTTGTCATCTGTAACATCCGTAGACTTATAAGTATCTGGCAATTTTTGGCTGAAAACACTAGATCGTGTTAAACCACTTCGTCTAATCATTTTTATTATATATCAATACATTATAAAAATGTTTAAAATTATTCATCTGACGTATCCGATTCAGATTCCTCCTCCGATTCTTCTTCCGATTCCGATTCGGCAACTTCCGATTCTTTCGCCTCTTCGTCTTCAATCTCGGATTCCGATTCCGATTCTTGCTCTGAGGAAGATGAGGACAATAAGTCTTTAACCTTATACTTTGAAGGTCTATCTTTTACATTTAGCTTTACCAGTTCCTTATTAATGTAAGAAGTTAGATCATCCTCCCAATTAGAACTCGCTCTACTCTTTGGATACTTTTGAACAGCCTTTACCCCAGCTTGAACAACTTTCTTTATAACATCTTGCGATTTTGGATGAACATAACGCTTTACAAGTTTGTTTTCTAGACGATGACCTCGTCCTCTTGCTACGTGATATGTACCTTCTGGATCTGATAGTTCCTGTCTGATTTGCTCTAGTTGTTGCTCTGTTTCTTCTCCGGTTATACGGTAGACCTCCTTAGGATGCTTAATACCGTCAATATCTTCTAAAATTCCTTGTTTTACCAAGTCAAACCATAGTGGTTTTCCTACTTGAATGCTCCTGTTAGTAAGAGGATTGATCACGTACGAAGCCATTTTTATCTAAGGCTTAGATAAAAAAAAGCGAAAAAGAAAAATTTATTATGCGTATATATAAATGAGCAAACCCCCAAAGAAGATAAAAGAGATTGACCTTCTTCCAGATGAGCTAATTCCCATTAGTAATTCAGACAAGGGATTTCACGAGCATTGGTACAAAGGTAGAAATGCCCTAAATATACCCCACCCATTCAGAGCAGTAATATGTGGAAAGCCCAACAGTGGTAAAAGCACAGTAATTAAGAATCTGTTAATCAGAGCAGATCCACCTTACCAAGAAGTTTTCGTTATTCATTGTGATCCTCAGCATACAAAGGAATACAAAGATTGCGGTGAAAACATCAAAATGCTTGGTAGTATTCCTGCCCCAGAGGCTTGGGAAGGAAAAGTAAAGACATTGGTCGTTTTGGACGATTTAGAATACAAACAAATGAGTAAAGACCAAAAACGTAATTTAGATCGTTTGGTTGGTTACGTTAGCACGCATAAGAACATCAGTATTTGTCTGACTGCTCAAGATTGCTTCAATATACCTCCGATAGTAAGACGATGTGCTAATCTTTGGATTTTATGGAGAATGGAAGATTTAGATAGTATGGCGAGAATGTCGGCTAAAACAGGTCTCAAAGCAAGTAACTTATACACTATTTTTGATACAATCTGCGATGGTCACCGAGACTCGTTATGGATAGACACAACTGATAGAACTCCGTTCCCAATGAGGAAAAATGGATTTACTCTAATTGAGAAGATTGACGGGGCAGATAGTTTACGAAAGAAAGAAAAAGATGACTCCTTTTTAATAAAAAATAAATCTTGAATAGTAGTAAATGAGTACTTTACCGCCAAGTCCGATGTATAGTGCAACTGACCTCACGTTGATTATCGGTGCGGTAAGTGGGGCTATCATCGGTATCATTGCAGGCTTTCGTCTGAGTCGTTGTACTCACATAAAATGTGGATGTATTGAAATTATAAAAGAAGCACCGAAAGAAAAAACGGGAACAATTGCACCACCAAACACGCCAAAAAGTTTAACACCAAGCGAAAGCGAATTGGATTTGGGTATGGGTGTTGTGGTTTGATTAATTTTTATTAAATCTCAACTAATAATAAAATATGCCAAAGAAGAAATTTGGAAACACAGACACGCAACTTTTTGAGGGGATGCTTGGAGGCTCTATTCAAGAAATGGGATTGGGCGATATGGAAGGCGAAGGCGTAGTAGATTGGCTTCAGAATCTATTTAATGTGATTAGAAATCCAAAGGAGGCTCTCTCTGAAATGCCTAAAAAGATTTGGGAGTTTCAGGATCAATACGGAGATTGGAATGTAACTTCGTGGGAAGTATGCCGTGAGCCTCTCTCATCAGGATTGACCAAATTTATTGATTTAGCGAGTAGAGGACAACTTCTGAAAAATAAGGAAAGGATGAAGTATGACGATATTTTCCATCTTTATAGTAATATCTATTTGAAAGACCCTAAGACGGGTAAGACTAAAGAGCTGAGGCTAGAAAAAAATCAGAGAGTGAACATATTCCCAATTGTTCCATACAAAAAGGGAGGTAGGTGTATGTCAGTTCCCAATATTCCAAGTAATTTGTTATTTAGGACAGTTATCAATAAAGATACTGATAAAACTACATGGGAATATTCCGCCGACCGCTTCAACTGTCAAGATTTTACAAAAAAGAGACTTGAAGCAGTTGGACTACTAACCGAGCCTCTACGTCAGTTTGTGATGCAAGATATCCAAGAATTGCTTCCTAATGCTAAGATTCAAATTCAAATAGCGAAAGGAGTGACTAATGCAGCTAGTATTTTTGAAAATATCATGCAAGGAGGAATGATGTGTAATTGCGGAGATAAGTGCGGTTGTGGTCAAGAAGGAGGGTGGATAGAACCACACGTTCATCTCAAACAGGGAAAATATCCTGACATTACTGGTGCTAATACAAACGTGTGGGCGTCAGACTACGCTGGAAGAGGTAAAAAGAAACAAAAAGGAGGATATGTAGCCCCCTACAACTTGTAGTGAGACATCTTATATTTAAGAAAATATAAGATTTATATCAATCGTGAGATAGCCCGCCTTTTTAGCCAAAAATTGACAGCAAAAAGGACAACAATTCGTCGTCACTTTCCATTTCGCCACGCTTAATTGGGGGTTTTAGAATGCCCTCTTCTTGTTCGTTTTCACGAACTTCTACCCTAAGTTGAGCCTGAATCTCGTCGTTAAACTCCTTAAAGGCAGTAGATGTCCAATCTTGGTTTTTGTAGGTTCGGTAGTAGAGACGCCAGACACAGCAGTTCTTGTTACCGATTTGACCACAGAGTTGGCATCGTGTGGTATTCATAGTTTTATAATAATAGACTATCTTTAAATGACAAATTTAAATTGTATATATAATGTTAAAGTGGTAGGTTTTTAGAATAAACCGCCACCACGGTCACGTCTTACTAAAAAAAAACCACCAAAACCAAAAGAAATAACCACCAAAACGAACGAATAAAACATCCATTTTTTTACCTATTTTTTTTTCCCCTTTATTTTACCTATGTTTTACCACTTGGTTGTTTATTTGGTTGATTTTAAAAAAAAAAAAAAAAAAAAAAATAAATAAATATAGAGATAATTATTTTTGGTAGGGAGGAGTTGAAAAAATAAAAACAGCCACTTTTTTGCCGACCACTACTATTTTCTGATTAAAAGTCGTTTTTTAATACTAAAATTAAAAAACACAAAACATCCCAAACAACCACCACTTTATTTTTTAGAATCACTCAGTAATCTAGGTTTATTACAATGGTTATCAATAACATTTGGATTGGTAGTTGTTTTTTCTGTTGTTTCCTTTTCCATTATTGGCATTTTTAAAGTATCATCTCTAAGATATTTTTGGAATAATTTTTCTATAGCAGTTCTAGTTGTTACAAAACCTAGTTTTCGCATTTTATCTCTACCAGTTACTCTTTCTTGTACTAATCCTAACCCTTCAAAGTCTTTTACCATAGTGAGCCTCGGGACTTTTGTTGAATTACCCATTTTAACACACCAATTAACGTATTCTGTGTATAATTCTTCCGATTGCTTGGTTAGTGTTTGTTCTTTTGTCTCAACACGTTTTGAACTGTATTTTGACTCAACATCTATGTAAGAATCAAAAGGAACGATATGTTCTTCAAAGTAATGATACAAAAATTTCAATGTATAAGGTAGAGAAGCCATTTTTTGGTCGGATTTATAGTCAGTTGTTGGTATTATTCTTGGGTTATATTCCGAAATATCTTTTGTAGCGTAATATTTGAAGGCTGACCGAATCATATTAATATCGTCCATTTGTTTCTTGATTTGAGTGTGATAAGGAACGTCATTTGCCCTATCATTTACCGTCTTGATCATCATAAATCGCCTATCACTATTTTCTATGTTCAAAATGTTATCTTTATTGCTAAAACCTATGTAACGAGATAAGTGGTCAATTTGGTATTTATCAAACCCCTTCGGTTCAATGGTCAAAAACTCACAAGTAATTTTTTCTTTGAGTTGATCGTGTTTATCTATGTGAATTCCTTTATCAGAAATCTCATTTACCTTAGTTAGTAACTTTTGTGCGATAGATGTGTTGAAATTTTGAAGTAAAGACTCCATTTTATCTATTTGAACCACTAAATTACTACCGATCATTGACTGAATAAACGATACAAATAGATCTTTACCAGTCCCTTGTGAACCAGATAATACAACCATTGAGTCTGGGCGTTCAAACGGTTTCTGAATCATATGAGCTACGTAATTATCAACGTAATCAAACGAAGACGGTTCTTTTTCACCATTACAAAGCTTATTCTTGAAATTAGAAAATATATCACTCTTCAAATATAATTCTGTCGTAATTGATTTATCGGCAAGAACATCACTGTGAGGAAATCCAGAAAATAAATTTAGGCAATCATCATATATTTTAACGTCTTTAACGTGTAAATACGGTTTGAATACGGCTTGTCTGTATGTCTTTAACAAATGTTTTTCTGACATGATAGTGACAATTGATAGTTCTCTACCTACATCTTTCGCTACACATCTTCTTTCAAATATTTGAGGACGATCAAGTTGATCTTTTGCTTTGATTTTCATTCCTCGTTTTAGCCCTTTTTGTTGTTCTTCGTATTTCTCGTATTGTGTCTCAAAATCTTCGTTAAGGACTCTGACTCGTATATTAAGGAAGCCTCCCTTTTTGCTTAGTGTGTCAAGATTATTCATTGTATAACACGGTATGGATCGTTTAGCACTTTCGTTGTAATCTTGTGTGTAAGCATAAATAGCGTTTTTACCACCATTACAAACGTTAGAACAAATAGCATTAATAATATTGTGTATATACTCTAAAGTGTAAGGATTCTTTTCAGATAACTGAACCAATTTTGGAAACTCGTGAATGTAAGTAACGGGGTGTGGGGTTAACAAGATTTTTTCAGCATCACGTTTTGCTTTCTGGTATATCAAATATACTACGAAATCAGTATGTGCTTGATATTCTTCTTGAAAACAAGACTGATATTTAGGATTCTGTCTAGCAAAATAATGTAGTGTTTTGAGAGTTAATTTATCGTATTTACCAATGTATTTTGACATGTGCATCCAATCAGACTCTAATTTCATCGGGTCTGAATGTCTATAATACGGATAAAGCCTAACAAACCAATTTTTACACAAAGTGTTATCATCTTTTAGGCAATTGAATACTGTAAATACTAGATTTTTCCAATCACAGTAATTTAACTTATTTGGAATTTCAGTGTCACATATACTAAGTTCTTCATTATCAATTGATTCTAAAATAAGTTTCATAAGCCTGTCAAAATTCTTGTTACCAATCTCTGGATCACCTTTATCACCGTCCATTTCATACTTGAAGTCCTTTCGTCTATCTGTAAAGTCAGTGATATTAACAAATTCATCATCATCCTCTAGGTTAGGGTAATACGACTCAGTTCCGACAAGATAACTTGCGTAGAAAAGTTTTTTATCACATATATCGTTGAAAGTTGAAAATTCTGGATATCTATATGATTGTCTTCTTGTGTCTGATGCTTTGGAATGACCTAACATACGCATATTACGATTTTTACTGTAGATTGATTTGTCAATTATTATTTTAGGATAAATGGGAGTATAGTAGCGTTTGAATTTGTTAGTGAATTTTTGGAGTGCTTCGGTATTTTCAAATTTCATATTGTTACGAATAATAACGTGTAACGAAAACTTTTCGTTTGGAGTTCCTGCATTTTTTGGGTCATCTGTTTTCTTGATAATGAAATGATTTCTAACCAAAGGTATATCTTTGTAAAAAGTATCTTGAAAATCAAGCCTAGCGTCAATGAAATCATTCAAAACATCATCATACGTTCTCTTACTACCGTCATCGTTCAAAAAAGCTTTTTTAGTATAATCACCGTCAATGTCGTATATCTCAACGATCTCACCCGTTAATATTTCGTAAAAGTTTTTATCTTCATCAGCCAACCTTTTCTCAACCTCTAACCAATCGTCAATATCAATAAACGAAGCATACATTTTACTCCCTGCGTTAGGGGAATCAGTGTTATCACACGCAACATAAAACGTATGATTTTGTAATTTTGCGTTGTGAAACATCATGTCTTGAACAGCCACCTCTTTCCCGTCTATAATACCCTTTTTATAGGTAAAATGTAGTTCGTTGTCACCCATTATTTTATCTTTGTCCATATTTTATTTAAAGATTGAATTCTTTAAATAATAATCAATTTTTTTTATTAAACATTTTTCCAACCACATTAAACTTGTGTCGTTTGTGTAGTAGGAATCTTCTTAGGGCGTCCTCGTTTGTACTCACGACCTTCGGCGATCGCTTGCTCTGCTCTCTTGACCTTCCTAGCTTCTAGCCAATCCTTGTACACCTTCTTCTTGTGTTCTTCAGAAACAGGCTTTCGTCCAACCTTACCAGCTACGTTTTCACCATTCCTAAGAACTCGTTGATACAACTTTGCATATTCATTGTACTTAGCACGTATTTCTTCAATGGTCATACCTTCCTCAATAATGTCCAAAGTATTTATGTCCATTTATTGTAATATATAAAAGAAAACTTTAAATATCAATTTTATTTTATTATACAAATAAAATTGGCGACTTAATTCCTACCAAAGCCTACGGGGGCGAAGCCCATAGAATATGATACGATAACCAAGCTGGAGTAAGTGGTTCAGCATTTTTCCATTTAGCGTTTCTCGTTTTGAAATTATTTATTCTGATTGGGTCATTGTGTTTCGTGGCATCGTCGTACCCCATTTGTCCGAAATGTATAGGACTAGCTCCTTTGGGCTTTATCATATATTTCTTATCCTTACGTGTGCTAGGCATAATATCCAAGTTGTATTTTCTCCCGATCTTCATTACTTCTTCTGGATTTGAATACTGCCTGAGTTCTCGTAGTTTATCCATTTACTACGTGTCAACAAAAAAAACTACAAGTCTAATTTATTGTACGTGTTCATTAATTCGTTCCTACTAGTACCCATTGCTTTTGCTATCTTTTCTAGTTCATTCATACTTATCTTTTCACTTAGGATATGAGTGGCATAGGCGTGCCTGATACTATTTACGTCCATTTTCTTACCAGTTCTAGCGTGAAAGATACCGCTAATCATTGAAGAGAACGTAGAGCTATCATATGGTTGATCTTTAGTTTTATTGTAAAAGAGGAAATCACCGTCTTTGAGAGAATAATCATCTATATATTTTTTTAAAACATGTGCAAGATCATCTGGTATTGTTGTAATGTATTTTCCGTAACCTTTCTTTGTCGCTGTCTTATAGCGATTAAAAATAAAATGAGGAAAATCTAAGTCCGCAGGGGTGCTTAGCACCAAGTAATTGAAATTGTCGTCATTATCTTTGCCAATTTTGATTAACCGAAAATCCTGTGGTCTTCTAGGTGGAATTTTGGTAAAAACACTATACAATGCGTAGCCTCTACTTTCTGTAAAAGAAGAATCCATATTCTTTAGTTCGTCCCAAGTTAGAGCCTTTGTCTTTTGAGTTTCAGACATCAAATTATTCATTTCGTTTTTTTTAGCTCATTGGTCATCTTTTGAGCGGTCTGCTTGTATTCACTTGATGCCTCGTCAAAATCTGGACTTAATGCTGATGTGACCGCTCCTAGAGCTGTTATCATACTACGTCTTGTCGTGTCAGCATATGCCGTGCGATTTGGACGTTTCAAGTTCTTAATAAAATCAATAACTTTCTTAGTGTTCTTCAACCATTCAAGATTGGTATAATCTACTTCCTTACCAGTATATCTATGTGCTATCTTGAAGAACTCAGTAACATACTGTTCGGCTGTATTTTTCTTCATATCCATAGCTGATACCAATTGCTCAACAAAGACCTTCTTGTCTAGGGGACTAGACTTTGTAACAGCAATA